CTGATGGTTTGTATAAATGAGACATTAAACTACCCTCCAATCATCTCTATAAGTAAAAGTAAGTGAACCAAAATCAAAAGCAAGTATTGCTTTATTTTGACCATCTATTAAATCTGAACCTGATGGTAGTATAGTTATATATCTATTTGGTCCTTGAGATGCCTGACCTAACTCATCTTTCACAATATATGTAGATCCATCATCAACTGATGATGGTAAAGTAATCGTTACTGGTGAAGTTGTATTTACTCCAATATAATAATCACTTAATGAAATTGTATAAGATGATGATGTAATATAAGTAGTTGCATAAGATACTGGACCGCCTCCACATATCCACTTAACACCGTTCCAGGTGTAATAACGCCCAGCGGCTTTATATACTTGATTTACAGTAGGTGAATTTGGGAAATTAATTGCCATAGTTTTATACCTGCTGAATAGTTATAATGACCGATGGAATTCCTGGAATGTTTACAGAAACTGGTGGATTTGCTACTGAGGTGATTGGACTAGTATGAGTTAATTCAACTGCAGTATCATCAACCATCCACATATATTCAACATAGTCACCTGCATTTAGACTAACAATAAAATTCCAAGAGGCAACAGTTTCTGCATTTGTTCCCTGAACAGCAACAACACTATTTGTATATGGCAAATCCGAACCATTTTTTCTTAACCAAATCCAAATATGTCCACTTGCTCCGGAGGGTTTATCCAACTGAACGGAAAACTGTGTATTATAAACTCCACCATAAGTAGAAGTAATTTTGGTAGCATCGCTTAATGTGAATCCACTTTGTCCGTCAACACTGTTGAGAAGCATTTTAGTCGAGACACCAATTCCGAGACAAGATTGTGTTGTAGAATCCGAATAAGCACCGTAATATCTTGTAGCAGTTCCCAAACCAGTTGAACTGATTGTAACTGTACCAACTCCACTTGATGGAGAAATAGTAATTCCAGTTCCGGCAATAATCTGATTAACAATCGTTGGCTTATTGAGAATGGATGAAATACCAGTTGTTGCATTCCAATTACTATTGACTTGCGCTGCCGGAATAATTGGTTTGTTTAGAATTGATGTAACTCCTGTTACTGCGTTCCAATTTGAATTTAATTGAGAAATTCCAGTACTACCAATTCCAGTAGCATTGATAGTAATGTATCCAGTATTTGCGGAAACATCAATACCAGTTCCTGCAAAAATATAAGTAGCAATACCACTTATATTTGCACCATTACCATAATAAGAAGTTGCAGTAACAACACCAACAGACATTCCCAAGTTGGAAGTGTTTCCAAATCCAAGAGTTGTATTTAAATCTTGTTGAGTATCACCATCTCCACCACCTCCACCAGATCCTCCACATCCTGGAGCAAATTCTACCCACTGAGTGCTATCGCCATCATTGTAATAAAGATATGGTTTTGCAACAGTACTATCCCACCAAAGTGGATAAATTACTGGATCTGTCGGTGGAGCATCCCCAACACTCAATCCAATTCCAGTAATAGTTACAATACCAACGTGAGAAGAAACGAAGATATTTGGTCCAGCATCGATATAAGTTACAATACCACTTAAGGTTGAACCATCATTCGAACCTATCCACTTATTAATTGTTTCGTCATATTGGAGAAAATAGTTGTCTGTCTTTGCAGAGTTTCTATCCACATCATCCAAGAACTCAAGACGAGTTTCGCCACCTCCACCTAATGTGGAAAGTTGTTGTTGAATACGATTAAGAAATAATTTATAATGTTTCTGTAAATCGTCAAGAGTAGCAAAATTTTGATTTAATGGGGTTAATGGATCAGTTTGTTGTTTAACTTCGGAAGGTTCTGCAAGAAGACCCAAAGATTTCTCAATTAGATCTTCCTTCGGTTGATTAATTTCTTCCAAGTCTTCTTTATGATCTTCCAATACTTCAAGAACTTCTTCCAAAGATTCTTCAATTACATCTCCAATTATTTGTTCTTGTTGTTTTGGTGTTTCTGAATACAACCATTTTTCAAATGCCTTAACAGTTTTTTCTTCCTGTATTTTCTTCTTTTTAGTTTCTTTTTTTAAATTACTAACCTCTTTAAAAACTGAATTTAAATTGATATTTTCAATTACAGGTTCTTCTTTTTTTATTTTTTTATCACTCTTTTCTTTTCTTTTAAGCGCAGCAAATTCTTCAAAGACTGAATTTAATTCCAAATCACCCACTATGGAATTAAATTCTTCTTTTTTCTTTTTTTTATCTTCTGATAATAATTTAAAGAAATCAGTTAGTTCAGACGACATATTAACAATTCCACTTTCTCAAAGATAATGCTTTTCTTGTTGGACGACCTTTTTCATCTTTCATAGGTCCAGGCATTCCGCCCATACGAGCACAGAAAGATTTTCTACGCTTTGCTGATTTTGATCCTGGTTTTAATTTTGATGGTGGTGTAGTAACCGCCATAGAAAGTTTTGAACCTGGATTTTCTCTACGATAAGAAGCAATTCCTTTCTTATTTAAACCACCTTCAGGATTCTTTCCTTCTTTTCTTTGCCAAGCAGCAGATGCTTCAGTCATAAATTCGGTGAATACTTTTGTTTTTGATTCACTAGAAATACTTTCTCCAACTAATCTACTACCAATACCTTTTGTTGCCTTCAGTGGTTCAGGTTTAATAATATCAATAAATTGTGCATAATGGTTTCCATTTGAATCTTCAATTGAGACTGATTCCTTAACACAATTTGGAACCATTTTTTTACCTTTCTTTTTCATTCCAACTTGCTTATATCCAACCCAACACGCCTCATCTACTACATCGTGTTCGCCACTTTCCAAGTAATCTGCTGCAGCATCAATATAATCTGCTGCTTTTGTAATTTTCGATTGAACCCACGCTTCAATATTTCCTTCACCCTTTAATTTATTCCTTAATCGTTTTGCCGCAGAAATAATTGTAGAAATTTCCGAACGCGCCATCGAGTATTCGTGATCTGTTTCTTTAGACTCATTTGCTGGATGAGGTCTAGTTGTATTATATTTTAGTTGATTTGGTGATAAACTTGAAGGAACTGAGAACATATCCCAATATTTGGGACCATATCTACATTCTTCTCTAGTCTCATCTTTCTCACATTTGGGACAGTAACGCACCATACCCATTTGTTCCGAGAGAGGATCCTTTGATGACAAATTTACTGATTCTGATTTATTTCCCCAATTAGCAGCACCAACTTTGCGACACTTTACGAGTGCTCCAGAAGCATATGCACTTGGCCAAACATCATATCTTGATTTAACTTTTTTATAACAAGCATCTTTCTCACCGGCAGATTCTTGAGTCACCATTTTTGCTTCACCTGTTCTATTTGGATTTGGGTCTTCTCTACGTTTTTTGGAAGCTCTTTTGTTTCTTTCTTCCTTACTCATATCAGCACGATCATCAGGGTCTCTACAATATGGTTTTGTTGTTTGTCCTGGTTGTTTGGCACAAGGTTTACCATCATACTTTCCACCAGTTTGAACCCATCCACCATCATCAAACCACTTATCTAACCTGCCTTTATAATCCTTTGCTTTAATTCCATCAGTTGCTTCTTTCACATCTTTGAACTTTTTATGTTCTTTCTTAGCATCCGACTCCATTTTTTTCAACTTAGTATAATAATCTGGAAACTCATCGAGATGTTGAAGAGCAATATCAGTAGCAAGATCTTTATCTTTAGTATGTTCCTTTTCAATAGCAATACCCATTCTAAGTTGATTTTTAACAAAGGAAACATCCATCCGATGCTTCTTTGCAATATTTTCAACTGTTTGGTGAGATTTTAATTTATGCACTTTAGAAAAATACTATTCTTTATTATTTAGAAAACCTTGTTTAAGTAGTTTCGAAAGTTCGGAGGTTGATCCCACAAAAACTGCATTATTTGTAACACTACTTGGTGATCTACTTGAAGTATCTTCCTCAACATCCTTCAATTTCTTCTGTAAATCAATTAACTTATCTGTAGTATCAGCAACACTTTTAATTAACTGTCCAGCAACTTCATAGGCTCTAGGACTTCCCCCATCACCGGCAAGTTCCATAATTCCATTAATAGCTTCTTGTCCTTTTTCAATCAATGAATATAAATTTGCTCTTGTATATTCATAATCTTTTTTAATATCATCTGGTTTTGATACTAAAATTTCAATTTCTGTAGGAGTTTTTTCAACTTCTATAATTTTACTCTCAATATTAAGAGCATTATCGAGATCTCCATAATTATTTTTCATAATTAAATATCTATCTGTTGAGTTGGACTGTAAGTTTTGGAATCATCAAAGAATTCCCAATTTTCATTAAATCCGAAATCATCTCCAGGATTTGCGTCAATTGGATCTGGTGTTACGGTATATCTCATTTCTCTCTTCGCAATAGAAGTATCTGTTCCACTATAAAGATCAACCTGAACCTTACGAATAAGTCCATCGGTAGTATCGGAAATGGGACCAAACAAGTATGTTTTTGCTGTAAATTGAAATGTGTAAATTAATATTCTACGAGTTGAAAAATCTCCTTCATAATCATCTTGAAATGAAACACTATCAAGAACTACTGGGACATCTCTCTTTTCTCCAATAGAATCGACAAGATTAATTGTCATTGTAAATGCTGGTTGAAAAAATGGTAATATTTGTTCTACTACTTGTAAAGCATCATCTTGAAGTTTGGTCATTAGGTTCAATTCAAATCCAATATTATATGGAACAGGCATAAAGACTTTTTTAATAGAACCATCTTGCCCGTGTGCTTTGAATGTTTGAGTTACACTTGCTTTTCGAGTAGCATCATATTGAATAGATGTCATCTCAAACGACATTCTAGGAAGTGTCATCGCAACAGGTTTATTTAACTCTGGTTGTTGCTCTATTCTTGCAAGAAATTTTTGTGTTGGACCATACGCTAATGGAACTTGAATATCACTAATACTAGTATCACCAGAATTTTTGTGTCTAATATGAATTTGATTAAATAAATTTCCGAACGAAATAACTGTTCTGCGAATAATTTCGTGATAATAGTAAGTATCTAACATTAAAAACTACCAAATGGATTTGACTCTGAAAAATCAACAATAAGATCTCCTTCTCCTTCAATTTCATTATTTTGACTGTATTTATCATAAAGATCCATTTGGTTATATGAAACCACTGAATATCTTGCGGATGATGCTGATCCAACAATAATTTCTCCAGCAAAAAATCCTGGCGTAGTTGCAGCAATTCCTACAAAAGAAACTTTAAGAATTTTAGTATCAAAATCCCATTCTTTAACTCTCGCTCTAGTTTGAGAATTTGATCCAATAATAATTTCATTAAACTGATAATTTCCTACACCAGTTAAAATTGATGGATTACTTATAGTAATTATTGGAGTTGCAGTATACCCAATTCCTGGATTTGATATGTTTATTGCTGTAATATTTTGATTCAATCCAAGTGAGGCAATACCAACTGCAGTTTGTCCGATGCCAATAGATCCACTTATATTTACTACTGGAACTGTTGTATATCCAACTCCACCATCAGTAATAATAAATTTAATAATGCCATTACTTTGTGTCTCTACTGAACAAGTAGCAGAGGCACCAACTCCTCCACCACCAGAAATTGTTATGGTAGGTGGAATCGTGTATCCAATACCAGAATTTGTTAAAAGAATATCTTTAACCGAAAAACTTCCACCTCTATTGATTATTTTTGCGATACCTAAAGCATTATTATTTGGATTTCCTGTTGGTGATGTTGAAATTGAAACTGTAGGTGCGGTAGTATACCCATATCCATCATTATTTAAGAATATTTTACTGATATATCCACTTCCGATAGGTGCTGTTGCTTCTGCCGTTCTTCCTATTCCAGTTAATAATAAGGTACTGATATATCCTTGATCCTGAACTTGAGTATCAATTTCATCAATAGTAGTATCAATAACCTCATCTTCATATTCAAATAATTCACATTTTATTTCATAAACATAATTCTTACCTAATTGATAGAATGGTTGCTCATGTTCAACAAATTTAACTTCAAATATTCTCTGTCCAAGTGGGAAATATACTAAATCACCTTCTCTTGGTCTAGTTGATAATGTTATTTCTTCTCCGTCTTCATCTGCCGCTAAAAATGGAGAAATGAAGTCTTCGAATCTTTCCTTCGAAATAATAATGGTCAATTCATCTCTTAAACTCATTCCAAATTTAGTTAAGATATCTCCTGCCCCACTATATCCTTCATAAGTTTGGACATACGCTTCAATAGCATAATTATCATCAAATTTAGAAGATTGAATTTCTTCAATTATAGTTTGTTTTCTTACAAACTTTCTAGGAATGTATGTTACCTCTACACCATAAATTTTCAACTGCTCGTTGATTAAATCTTGAACAAGTCGCTGTTCGCTTGGTGATCCTTGTAAGAAGAAGGGATTTAATGCCATTATCCAATAAAATCATATGGGGGAAGTTCGTGCTCTAACGCCATTATCTGCTTAAGTTGTTCTAGTTCTTTTTCGGCATCTTCATATATTTCTCTTCCATTAAGTTCAATTCCTCCAGGAAGTTTGACTCCTCTAAATTTAATGAGATTTTGTCCCCATTGTCTTTTTATTAATGATGTTAAATATTTTTTAAGGAAACTGTCATTCCAAACTTTATTAAAATCATTGGGATTTAATGCTCTATAACAATCAAGGACTAGGAAATTTCCTGCATTTTGTGCGCCCCAATCAATATCGAGATATAATCTGCCCTGTCTCTTATTAAATCTCAATTGTTTATCAGTAGTTAAAAGGAAATCAATATCTTCCAAATAACTTTTTACCATTGCATACTGTAAAAGTTCAACAGAGTTGAAGTAGTAAAGATCATTTAGAAATAATTGATATTTAATACTAAACATTCCTCCAGAAATGGAACTCGTATCAAACTTAAATACTTTTTCAATACCAATTATCGAATCTGGAACTTGTATATAATTCCCAGATTCATACCAATTGAACGATAGACCTGTAGTTGATGTTGCAGTAGTAGTCGTAATTCCTGGACCACTTGGGGATGATGCAGATCCTCTTTTAATATCTTCTTCAGTAATTCTGTATTTTAAGTACATTCTTTCAACACCATCAAAGTGGCGTTCTTGGAAGTACTGTAGGGCGTCATCGACCAAATCATCCACTTGGTCATCATCGACGTTAATTTCCAATACAGGGGCACCTAGACGCCTTAGGCAGTAATCTATGAGTTGTTGTCTGGATGCTGGTTGTGACATTTTATGATTCCTGTTTTTTATTTACAAGTTCATCATATTTTTCTTGAAGTTCAAGATTATTTTCTAATAGAACAGTCTTTTCTTCATTAAAATCTTTCGATAAAGTTTGAAGTTTTGCTTCTAAAAGAACATTGTCATTGGTTAATTGGGAAATTTTTCTATGATATAAACTAATTAATACGTTAATATCAACTTCACTATTATTTGGTTGCATAAATCAAAAAGTTCCCCCATCTAAGGTTGATGTCCAAGTTGGTTTATTAGTATATATGGTAGTAACAGTCGTTGGAATTATTGACATACTAATACTATTTTTTAATAGATTATATGTATTAGTAAATGTCCCTTCAACTCCAACTAATGTAATAGTTGATGCAGTTACTCCAGTTTTTACAACACCATAAGCGCCACTAGTTTCTTGAAGAATTAAATCACCCTGACTTACTGTTACTGAACTACCAAAAGTCAGAGTAATTTCAGTAATCGCAGTCAATACTTGCTTTGAAGTTATTGTTGGTGATGCTGGATCATTAGTTGAGGTTTGTAATCCATTTACATCAAAGTAAACTACACCGTGAGTGCTATAATCTCCAGTTTGATAATAAATTCCTTTAAGATCAAGAAAACCTCTAGTACCAGAAACAATACTATTTGAGTATAATGTTGCATCGGGAATATAAGTCCAAGATCTCTGCGGAGCAGAACTATTTGGATTAGTTCCGTCAATATAACCAAAAAATCCAGTTTTATTATCAGCAGTTCCTACACCAACATTATAATCAAACGCAACTCCACGATCAGTATTTGTATCGTATGCGTGTGTTATTATTAGTTGAGATCCTGTTGCAATTCCGGCAGTAGTATTACCCTGAATTGTAATAATTTTTGTGGATAAATTATATGAGGTAATTGTCGTAATCCCACCATTAGGTAAAGATCCACTTCCCTGAACTGTGTCTCCAGTATTAATACCTGTTACAGAATCTAGTGTAATGGTAGATACACCAGATAAAACTGGAGACATTACAGTTCTGTTACTTGTTACATCACCCAAAATTATAATGGGATCATTAATAGTTACTACAGATGAATTTATTGAAGTAGTAGTTCCATCTACTTGCAAATCACCCTTAATTATAACTGTTCCCTCACTACTTAATCCATCGGGGTATGGATCAATATAAAGAACATTTCCAGATCCGGATAATGTTGAAATTATATTATCCTTTATCTGTATATCATCAATAACTGCTCCACCAGTTACAGTTACTACGCCGACAACATTTAGAGTTCCACCTATATTCAGGTTCTTCTCAATACCAACACCACCTTCAACAACTAAGGCACCTTCATCTTTGGTATTGGATTGGGTTACATCCCCAATATTAATTGCAACTCCATTAGCAAATGCCCAATCAGCACCTTCAATCTCAAATCTATTATCAGTTGCTTCATCGTATCTAAATTTTACATCTTTATTATCACCAAAACTTAAATAAGTGTCATCAACAATATTAATTTCTCCAGTCCCATTGGGATTGAAAATAATATCTCCATCAGTATTCGTAGATGATAAAGTGTTAAGATCTAAACGTAAGTTATCGACATTCCACTGATCGACTTTTCTATTATTATCGAGAATGACAACAATTCCACCATCTTGATTTCTGGTATTTGTTACTCCATCGATAGCACCAGGTTGATGCTCCATCATTGATGTATAATAATAACCACCAACTGGATTTACATTATTGCCATCATCACCCAAGAACATTCTGTCCTTGTATTGATTTAATCCACCATAACTGCCAATACCAGATACATATGCTAATTCTCCCCAATTTAAACTGGCAGGTTTATTTGTTCCGGCAGATCTTTTGATCCTAATAATACTTGCCATTTAAAAGTTACCTCCATTGATGTC